GTTAACAGAGTAACCTTGAGGAATCATCCCCATAGATTTGATTGCGTTGATATCATTATCAGCAGTTCCAACTCTACCAGCAGAAGCCATAAGTCTTTCAGCTGTGAATTGTAGTGCAGATGGGATGATCATCTTCATACCCTTAGCCGCGATTTTTAGACCTCTTTCGTCAGTCATTGCAGCGATATCAATTAATGATTGCTCCAATGAAGTTTCGTTAAGGTCAGCCGCAGTTGCTAGTGTGTTAGCCACAGTTCCAGCAATTGTAGGGTGTGCAGTATTAAACAAAGTAACACCATCACCAGAAGTGAAAGTACCACCAGGCATTCCATTATTAAATGGAACTACACCTTTAACTTGTTTAGTTTGAGCCATAGATCTTGCTAAAGCTTTTGTATATCTAGAAGCTAGTCTGTCATACAAGTTATCCTCAATTGCTTCCTCAGTGATAGCAAAAGCGAGAGCAATTGTCTCGTTAGTGTATCTTGCTGTGAAAGTTTCTTGAGCATTGTCGTATACAACTCCGCCACCTTCTGGTTTTACTTGTGCTTGAGCGAATCCACTTAACATTACTTCTTCTTCAAAAGCTCTGTCAGATGACTCTGTAGTATAAATATCAGAAGTCTGATTTTCATACTGTTTGTACTCCAGGCCGAATAAAGCATTCAATCCTGGCTCTAACTCTTTAACGAGTTGGTTTCGTGATATTGCCATGATTTATACTCCTCCAGTGTCTTCGAAGACTGACTGATTAATAATAACTCTCCATACAACGTTAGCTGCAGTTAAGTCGTCATTTTCAGGGTCTCTTGAAACACCTATTATTTTTAGTTGTTGAACGCCTGTCGTAATAGTCGAGTCGTTCAATGTCGCTTTTGATACATAGTTAGATGTAGAACCAGCAGTATACTCTATATCTGCTGTAGCACCTACATCAGCCTGAGCTGATGCACCTGTGTTATTACTTCTTACTTCGTATTGTTGTAGCGGACTGTCATTAACAAGTGCTTTTATATCTGTTGCAGTATTACTTGCGTTCAGATGATTTGCAAATGTCGGTTTGCTTGTAGAGGCATCAGTAAAAAAAACACCGTTTAGTGAACCGAGAATATTCTCCGTTCCTGCTACACCTACTGTAACATAACCAGTTGCTGCTTGTACTATCAAATCTTGAAAGTACATTGCATCTGAACTAGCTGCTACAGGGTATTCGCCTAGACCCATGCTTTCATAACCATTACCATAAGCTCTTATAGGTTTCAATCCGAAACCTGTTGCGCTTGAGTTTGCCATAGTTATTTTCTCCTTAGTGAACCTGCCTCGTGAAAGGCCTCCAGTTCGATTAATTTATTCGTTGGGTCGAAGCGTTAAATTTTTAACTTTTCTTGCCACCGAAGGTTGTACGAGATTGTCTATCGATGTCGATAGGCATTCCCCTATGCTGTTCCTTCATAAGATCGTTGTCGATTGCATTGATCTGATCACCCGCTTCTTTAGCGTAGTAAGCTTCTCTTTGTTTTGCGATCTCTTCCGGTACCCTTGTCAGCACAAGGCCTCCGTGCCCGATAACCCCTGCGTATTTGCCGTCCATGATTGCTGGAAAGTCCTCATTTGGATATTCATCAGATCTTACAAGTTCATAACCGGACCTTAAGCGTCCTTGTATGTTCTTAGTATCTTGAAATCCCATGATTTCTATTCTGACCCATCTGTGTCTGAATCCTTCTGGCGCGTTGGGCGTATCTAAGTACGATGGTGGAGTCCAAGGTTTTACAGCTTCTTTGGGTTTAACCGTAGATGCTTGTGATACTACTTTTGTAGATTCACCTTTACTTTGGCTCGCACGAGTTGGTTTATTGTTTGTCATATGCCTATACCTCCTTCGTGATTATAAGTTGTTTCGCATACTCTTCTAGTGGCACACCTAGCTTTTTAGCTATTGTCACCTGTGTTGGTGTGAGTCTCACAGTTTTGCGACCGGTCTTTGAACTACGCGTTGCAGAGGCAACGTTTTGTGTAGGTTTACTAGTCTGTT